ACAACAAGATACTTCAAGTGATAGTGAGAATGGAGAAGAATATAAATATAAAAAAGATGAAAAGAGATTTAAAATACAAATGTTTGGGATTAATGAAAAGGGGGAGACTTTTTGTGTATTTATTAATGATTATGAACCATTCTTTTACATAAAAGTGGGAAATGATTGGGGTGGAGAAAGAAAATTAGACTTTTTAAATCATATAAAAGTGAAAGTTGGAAAATATTTTGAAAATTCAATAACAGATTGTAAAATAATTGAACGAAATAAATTATATGGATTTGATGCAGGTAAGAAACATAAATTTATTTTATTAAAATTCAAAAATACAAGTGTAATGAATAAAGTGAAAAATTTATATTATGTAAACGGAAAACAAGGAAGACGATTAAATGATAATGGATATTTATTTCAAGATACCCATACCTATTTATATGAAGCTAATATACCTCCTTTATTAAGATATTTTCATATAAAGGAAATTAGTCCTTCTGGATGGGTATGTTTGCCATTAAAAAAGGCAAAAAGACTTAGCACTAAAGCAACTTCATGTAAGTATGAATTTGAAATAAAATATAGAGATCTGATTCCCTTGAATAATAAAGAAACAAGAGTTCCCTATAAAATTTGTAGTTTTGATATAGAGGCTAGTAGTAGTCATGGAGACTTTCCAGTGCCTAAAAAGTCATATAAGAAGTTATCAACTAATATTATGGAATATCTGGAAAATAGTGATTCAGAATTAACAAAGAGCGAATTAATGAAAATAATTAAAACGGCATTTGGTTATGATAAAATATTTAATATTGATAAAGTTTATCCTAAAAATAAACCTACGATGTCGCAATTAAATTTATTAATAGATAGATTATTGACTAAAAAAATGAATGATTTATTTAAAGAGAATCAAGGTGGTGAATATACGATTGAAAAGGCATTTGAAAAAATGTATTTGGATGAACAAGGGGAAGAAGAAGATGAATATAATGCCAAAAAATCAAAAATAGATTTAAATATGAATATTTTAGACTTAATTCATGGAAGTTTAAAAAGAGAGGAAAAAATAGATAAATTGACAGAAGCATTTCAAGGTGCAGGATTTCCTCAATTGGAGGGAGACAAAGTAACATTTATAGGATCAACATTTTTAAAATATGGAGATGAAAAGCCTTATTTAAATAATTGTTTGGCATTGAATACCTGTGATGAAGTAAATGAAATAGAAAATACAGAAATAGAAAGTTTTAAAACAGAAAGAGAATTATTAATGGCGTGGAAAAATTTAATTTTAAAGGAAGATCCAGATATTATTATAGGATACAATATATTTGGTTTTGATTATCAATTTATTCATATTAGAGCACAAGAGAATAATTGTGAAGAAGAGTTTTTAAAATTATCTAGAAATAAGAATGAAATTTGTGGAAAAAAGGATGAGGATACTGGAAGAATAGCTATAGAAGAAAGTAAAATAGTCATTGCTAGTGGTGAACATGATTTAAAATTTATTAAAATGACAGGAAGATTACAAGTAGATTTATATAATTATTTTAGAAGAGATTATAACTTGACATCATATAAATTAGATTATGTATCAGGATATTTTATAGGAGATGATGTTAAAAAGATTGAACATAATAATGGAAGAACGAAAATATATAGTAAAAATTTAACAGGTTTAGAAAATGGTAGTTTTATTAATTTTGAAGAAACGAGTCACTCAACCGATTATTATAAAGATGGGCAGAAATTCAAAGTAAGTAATGTAGTTAAGGAAGAAGGAACATTTGAAATTGATAGTGAGGAAAATCCTGATATGAAAAAACATGTCAAATGGGGTTTAGCTAAGGATGATGTAACGCCTCAAGATATTTTTAGAATGACAAATGAAGGTCCTAAGGAACGGGCTGTAATTGCAAAATATTGTATTCAGGATTGTAACTTGGTTCACCATCTTATGAATAAAATAGATGTTATGACGGGTTATGTGGAGATGGCAAAGATTTGTAGTGTGCCAATTAATTTCTTAGTAATGAGAGGTCAAGGTATAAAATTGACGAGTTATATTGCTAAGAAATGTAGAGAAAAAAAGACATTAATGCCTGTATTGGAAAAACCTTTATTTGATGATGGATATGAAGGAGCCATTGTTTTAGATCCAAAGTGTAATTTGTATTTAGATAATCCAGTAGCTTGTGTGGATTATAGTTCTCTATATCCATCTTCTATGATTAGTGAGAATCTATCACATGATAGTAAGGTTTGGACAAAAGAATATGATTTACAAAAAAATCTAATATGTGAAACTGGTGAAAAAGATGAAAAGGGAAATTTTATATATGATAATTTACCTGAATATGAATATGTAGATGTAGAATATGATACATTTAAATGGGTAAAAAATGCTAGAGGGAAATCAGAAAAGATCCATAGTGGAACAAAAGTTTGTAGATTTGCGCAATTTCCAGAAGGAAGAGCAATCATGCCTTCAATTTTAGAAGAATTATTGGCATCAAGAAAAGCGACAAGGAAATTAATTCCTCAACAAACAGATGAGTTTATGAAGAATATATTGGATAAAAGACAACTTAGTTATAAGTTAACTGCTAACTCTTTATATGGTCAGTGTGGTGCAAAAACAAGCACATTTTACGAAAAAGATGTAGCAGCATCTACAACAGCTACAGGTCGTAAATTATTGACATATGCTAAAAGAGTGGTAGAGGAAACATATGGAGATGTTATAGTGGAGACTAAATTTGGTAAGGTTCATTCCAATGCTGAATATGTGTATGGAGATAGTGTTTCAAAAAATACACCAGTTTATATTCGTGTGCATGGTGAATTACAAATTATTGAAATGGAAAAATTAGCTAATTATGGCAATAATAATTGGGTGACTTGTAAAGAAAATGGAAAACAAGAAAAAGAATTTTGTGAATTAACAGGAGTAGAAACATGGACGGAAAATGGATGGACAAAACTAGAAAGAATTATAAGACATAAGTTAGCTAGTCATAAAAAAATGTTGCGTATATTGACACATACAGGAATGGTTGATGTAACAGATGATCATTCATTAATATTGGAAGATGGAAAAGAAATTTCACCAAAAGAAGTAGAAATAGGAACCAAATTATTACATAAAACATTGACCTACGATGGAAAACAAGAATATATTAGTAAAGAAATGGCAAAAATTTATGGTTTCTTCTTTGGTGATGGAAGTTGTGGAATATATGATTGTCCAAGTGGTAAGAAAGCTTCATGGGCATTAAATAATTCTAATATGGATTTATTAAATAAATATGTAGAATTATGTAAAAAATGTTATCCGGAGTTTGAATGGGAAATATGTGATACATTAAAAAGTTCAGGAGTATACAAAATATACTTTAAATGTAACAAATATGGAGATAAATCCAAATTCATTGAAACATATAGAAGCCAGATGTATAGTGATAATAAAAAAATAATTCCAAGTTTTATACTAAATGGTAGTGTAGAAATAAGGGAAGCTTTTTGGGAAGGATTATATGATGCTGATGGGGATAAAGATAAGAATGGAAATACAAGAATAGATCAAAAAAATCAGATTAGTGCAGCACAAATTTGTTGGTTAGCAAATAGCATAGGTTATAAAACATCAATAAATATTAGAAAGGATAAAACAAATATTTATAGAATAACGGCAACTAAAGGAGTACAAAGAAAATGTGGAAATTCTATTAAAAAAATAATGGAAATAGAGTATAATGATTATGTATATGATTTAACAACAAATAATCATCATTTTGCTGCTGGAATAGGTAATATGATAGTACATAATACGGATTCTGTATTCTTTACATTTAACTTAAAAACACTAGAAGGAGAAGAAATTCGTGGTGAAAAGGCATTAGAAATAACAATTGAATTAGCTCAAGAAGCAGGTGAAATGGCAACAAAATTCTTAAAGAAACCGCATGATTTGGAGTATGAAAAAACATTTATGCCATTTTGTTTATTATCAAAGAAGAGATATGTAGGAATGTTATATGAGACGGATCCAAATAAAGGAAAAAGGAAGAGTATGGGAATAGTATTAAAAAGAAGAGATAATGCTCCAATAGTAAAGGATGTATATGGAGGAATAATAGATATATTGATGAAAGAAAAAGATATACAAAAAGCAGTGGATTTCTTACAAGGTTGTTTAAAAAATATTATAGAAGAAAAATATCCGATGGATAAATTAATTATTACAAAATCATTGAGATCAAATTATAAGAATCCACAGCAAATAGCTCATAAAGTCTTAGCAGATAGAATGGGTAAAAGAGATCCAGGTAATAAACCTAGTAGTGGAGATAGAATACCGTTTGTATATATAGAAACAAAAAATAAGAATGCATTACAAGGGGATAAAATAGAGCATCCAGATTTTATAGTAAAAAATAAGATACGACCAAATTATTCATTTTATATAACAAACCAGATAATGAAGCCAGTTCAGCAAGTATTTGCATTAGTGTTGGAAAATATAGATAGTTTCAAGAGAAAAAAGAAGAATTTTCAAATGAAAATCGAGACATTAAAAAATTCTATAGATGAAGAAGAAAAATTGCAGACAAAGATACAAGATTTAAAAAATAAGGAAGTAAAAGCATTATTATTTGATAAATATTTGCGTGAAACAGAAAATACAAAAAATAAGATGAAAAGTATAACTACATTCTTTACATAGAAGAAGCAATAGGTTGACCGATATTAATATGTTGATTTTTTTTAACATTAATTTGGTAAGTATTAGGTAAATTATATTGCATATTGCTTCCAAATCTAATGAGTCCATATCTCTCTCCTTGTTTAAGTTTATCTCCTACTTTGGCAAATACTACACATCTTTCTTTGTAAATAAAACTTAATAACCAAGCTCCATATCCCCATTTGGATACAATTTGATCAAGACTAAAAGCATTTCCAAATTTGTCTATAAAAGATACTCTAACTCTTTCGGCATCTGATTCAATTAATTTTTTTCTCTCTATATTAGTTACTGTGCAGTCAACAGGTGCTATCATAAAATGTTTATCTAATGGCGATAAATAAGTGTAAATAATATTTTGCTGATAATCAATATTAGTGACTTTAGAGGAAGAAGGAGATAAGAAAAGATAATTATTTAAATGAATATTAGAGAGAAAATTGCGAAAAAAGAAAAATAAAAATAAAAGGCACATAAAAGATAAAATAATTAATATTTTATTTTTAGATAAAATGCTAAATATGATGAAAATAATTGATACAATTACTAATTCATAAACATAGGATAAATTATAAAAAGGGTTTTGTTTGTTCATATATATTTAATTATAATTTAAATATATAAATTTACATTTCAAAATTCCAATCTTCTAATAACCCTCCTGCTAATAAATTTGGCGAAGTTGTATCTGAAAATAAATAATTATTTTTAAGTAACTGTATTTTATCATAGACAGAGAACTCATTAGATTCTAATGATTTTAATAATTTAAATTTTTCATAATTAATTATAATTTGTTGTAACTGTTCAGGGGAATCATCTGGGTGATTAAAAATTGCCTCATTATATCCTTTTTTATAATTCCAATCTTTATTCAAAATAGGACTCAATTCTTTCGGATTACTATCATCGATTTTTTGAAGATTATTATCACTAGATAGTTGTAGGGGAGAATAAAATATAAGTAGTGCTAAAATACTATTAAAAAACATAATATATATAATAGAGATAATTATATATATTTTTAAAATAAATTTAATTAGTTTTATAAGTTAAAACATTAGCCATGAACCAGGTGGCTATAGACATCCACATTCCATATAATATAGATCCAGACTCATAAATAATCCATCTTAGAGCATTACAGTGAGGTGCTACAGAGAGAAAAGGTGAAACAAAGAAACCCCAAAATGATCTAGGAGTGCAGTAATTAATATAAAATTGAGCAGCAATATAATGTAAAGAAATCCATCCTATATAAAAAGCTATGAGAGGAAATAAAGGTCTAAAAAAATCATAAATAGGTTTTATATATTTATTCATTAAATAGATATATAAATTATACTTTAAATGTATTTAATTATTTGTTTGATCATTGTTTTGATTATTCATTCGTCTTATCATATTTCCAATACTTTCAGGAGACATGGAAGATATAGTAAAAATATTATTGGGTGTTTGTATTGTATATTCCAGATTAAGTGCTCGGTTATCTAAATTGTTGAGAGAAATATCATTATTAATAATGTGTTGAGATAATGATTCAGAAATTTGAGAAGTAAATGTATTTAAAAAACTTTCCATGGTGGAGTCTTGTGATGTATTAGATTCCATACTAGTTGTTCTTTGAAAAGGAATAGAATTATTAGATGTATCAGTTGAAATAGAATTATTAGAAAAATCTCTAATATCATACCGACATACAGGGCATAATACACTTCTATCAAACCAATTCATCAAAGCCTCGGTAGAAAAACAATGTTGGCAATGGATAATTCGAGTAATGGCTGTATTTTCCTCAAAAGATTCTTGAGTAATAGGACAAATTATATGAGTAGTTTGAGTATTATCAATAATTTCAGTAGCAGTTTGAATTTGTTGTTGGGAAGGTCGAACAATGACAGGAGAGAGATTATTTAAATTAAATTGAGGTTGACTTGATATTAAAGAAAACAATTCAGAAAGGCCTTGTCTTTCAGGAAATCCTCGTTGATGACGAAAATTAGGGGTCATTCTATTAGGAGTATTTGGATGATATAAATAATCAATATTTCTAAAATTATTCCTATACAAGTTTCGGTTATTTATATTGTTATTAAATCTAGTATTAGTATTTCTATTATTAGAACGGTTATTACGAGAACTATTATTATTATTATTATTATTATTATTATGGTAAATTTCTCTAATTCCTTGTTCTAGAAAATTAACTGTTTCTAGAAATCGTGTATGAGAGAGATAAACTTGATTAATTAAAACACTATACATATCAAGAATTCGATCATTATTATTACTCATTATATAATTAATAAACAATTATTTAAATTGATTATATTTAATTAGTTTAAAAAAAAAATTATATATAATTTAATGGATATTAAAGGTTTAACGGGATTAGCCAATTTAGGGAATACTTGTTTTATAAATTCATGTATGCAGGTTTTAAGTCATACATCTTTATTAAATGATTTTTTAGATAAAGGGGATGGATTGTATAAACAAAAATTATCAGCTTATCAGGATAAAAAGTATTTATTAGATTCTAAATTATTAGTTGAATGGGATAATTTAAGAAAAATGATGTGGAATGAGAATGTAGTAATAAGTCCACAAGGATATTTAAAAGCGGTGCATTATGTAGCAAAACAAAAAAATAAAGATATATTTACTGGATATGCTCAAAATGATTTGCCAGAATTTTTATTATTTATAATAGATGCGTTTCATAATGGTATGAGACGAGAGGTAGATATGAAAATAAAAGGAGAAATAAGAAATGAGACAGATAAATTGGCAATTAAATGTTTTGAAATGATGAAACAGATGTATAGTAATGAGTATTCTGAATTATTAGATATATTTTATGGAATACATGTATCAGTAATAGAGAAAGAAGGTAAAATATTGAGTATAAAACCAGAGCCCTATTTTATAATAGATTTACCATTAGATTTAGAGAAGAATGGAATAACTATAAAGGATTGTTTTAAGAAATACTGTAGTTCAGAAGTAATAGAAGGATGGAAAAATGAAGAAACAGATGAACTGGAAACAGTAGAAAGAAAAATTAAATTTTGGAATTTACCAAATATATTAGTAATAGATTTGAAGAGATTTACTTTTGATGGGAAAAAGATTCAAAAGCCAATTAATTTAGAATTAGATGATTTAGATTTAACGGAATTTGTAGAAGGATATAATAAAAATAGTTTTAAATATGAGTTGTATGGAGTTTGTAATCATAGTGGAGGAGTATTAGGAGGACACTATACGGCAACCGTGAAAGTAAAATCGGGGGATTGGTATTTATTTAATGATACAAATGTTTCCAAAACAAATTTTACAGGAGAAAATAATACATCTGGATATTGCTTATTTTATAGAAAAAAAAATTAAATAAATAATATATATAATATGATTTTAACTTATGATTCAATATTAGGTATACCAACAGTAAAAAGTAGTGGAGCTACCTATAACGAAAATACGAGTGATGATTATTGGACAGGAATAAATTTAGGTCTTCCTAATGTATTATTATTTGCAGTCGTATTAATATTATTTATTATGTTATTTTCAAGTTTAGGAAAAAAAGGAAATGACGCAACAGTATCCCCTGGTGAAGGAAGTGGTAATGGATCTTCCAAAGCTTTGACCGTATTATTGGGAGGTGTTTTAGTTGTAATAGTATTACTGAATGGTCTTCAATATTTTTTTAATATCAATTTAACTGCAAGATTAGATGATTTATTTTCTAAAAATCCATCTATAGATTTGACTGTAGAACAACCTGCTGCTCCTATGCAAGAGGTAGCACCTGTTCCTGAAATAAAAATAAAGCCTCAAGTATTTCATATACCAGGTAATAAATATACTTTTGATAATGCTGATGCCTTATGTCAAGCATATGGTGCCAAATTAGCCAATTATGATGAAATAGAAGAAGCATATAAAAATGGTGCAGAATGGTGTAGTTATGGATGGTCAGAAGGTCAAATGGCTTATTTTCCAACCCAAAAGAAAACATTTGATTACTTACAAGGAGTAGAAGGACATGAAAATGATTGTGGGAGACCAGGAATAAATGGAGGATATATTGCCAATCCTAATGTAAGATTTGGTGTAAATTGTTATGGATATAGACCTAAGATTACAGAACAAGAACAAGAAATTATGGATAATGAACCATTATATCCAAGAACATTGAGCGATATTCAACAAGAAAAGCGAGTAGAATTCTGGAGAAGAAGAGTCCCTGAAATATTAGTTGCTCCATTTAATAGAAATGTTTGGAGTTTACTATAAAACTCTTTAAGTTGTTTTAAAAAATATTATTTAAAATAACTTAAATAAGGAAAATAAATTGCGTTTATTTAATTTGGAATTTAATTAAATCTCTCTATTTTCTCTCTAATGAGTGTTTTTTAAAGAGTTCTATGAATCTTTTTTCTTTTGTTCGTTTGTTATTTTATTATAATTAATGCTTCTTTGATTTTTTTCCCTTTTTTCTTCTATTACTTTTTCGTCTTTTGGTTCTTCTTTTCTTTCCTCCTATTTTTTGTTCTTCTTCTTTTGAGGATGTTGTAGTTTCTCCTAATGTTTGACCTACAATTTTATCATGTTCTTCCATTGCTTTATGTTCTTCCATTGCTTTATCATGTTCCTCCATTTGTTTTGTTGCATCTTGAAGATGTTGATCTACCTCTTCTGCTGCTTTTTGAGCTGTTTTATCTGTTTCATTACTCATTTCTGCTACTTGTTCTGATAGTTTAATCAATTGAGGATTATCGCTTACTGTTTTAGGATCTGTTAATGGTGCCATGGCTTCTTTTAAGGTTGGTTCCTTTCCTTGCCATTCTCCAGATAATATCGCCAATTGTTTGGCTTGGTTAAATCTTGTTTGAAACCATATATTCACTTTTTCTTTCCATTCATCATCATCTACAAAATCAACTCCTCTAACCGGACATTTATATTCTTGTTCTTTTTCCGGAGTATTACAAGGACCTAATAAAACATTACATATTTTTCCCTTTTTATCTGTGTAAGTTACTTTTATCTTATTATTTTCAAATTGAGGAGGATTAAATGTATCTAAGGGTAATTGAATTGCTGTTGGAGTATCTTTAAGTTGAGAAGGAAGTCTACCTTCTTTATCTCTTTGAGGTATATTTTTAGAATATTCCATTACATAATATGCTTGCCCAGGCTTATAATATTTATCTCCTAATCTTCCACCCCTAGGTCTTTTATAAACCAAATTTATTTGAACATGATTAAATCCAGTTCTTAATGAACCTTTATTACAACTATTATATGCGTAAAAATTTAATGATTTTTGATTTGCACTTTCATACCATTCTTTAACATCTGCTTTCCTTCCTAATCCTTTTTTTTTTAATTCTTTAATAGCTTTTTCTAATTCAGTATATTCAGACATTTATATAATATCAAATGAAAAATAATTTAATTATTTGGAATAAACAATAAGTAATTGAAATAGTTACTAAATATCTTGTAGAATTTAATACAAAATACATTATATTTTCCTTTAATTTCTCTCCATTTGTTTGCTCTATAATTATAATTTTATTACATATTACGCAACTTTTCTTTTGATTTACATAATCAAAGAAACATTCATTATGAATATTTGGTCTACAATGACAAGTAATTAAATATCTTTTATTATTATACTCATAAAAAGATTCAAAATTACTATGTTTTTCTCCTTCTAGACAAATACAACATTCACTAGAATTAGATTTTTTAATATTATCGTATAATTCATAAATATCATGTCCTTTATAATAAATAAATGATTTCATTATTTATTATATTTATTATTTTTTAGATCTGCGTGACATTTTCTTTTTATTTTCTCTCTTCTTCTTCGTTTTAATTGCAAATTTCTTCTTATCTTCCACATTGACTAAATCTAATAATTTATCATATAAGCTATCACTGCACAATTCTGATTCATGATCATATTTAATAAGAGTGTTTCTACTGGACCTAGAAGGATTATAAATTAAACCTGCAGGAAGACCTAAATCTTTTAAATCTTTTAAAACATCTTTTTTTCCACCAAATTGAACATGGGGTTGATCGAGTGAATAAGATAAAAGATCATTATTAATAGTAAATCCACCACAAGTTAAATTTCCTTGATTATCAGTCATTAATACAAAATCATTTTTAAAATCTAAATTTAAATCAGAATCCATATACATAATAAAGACATAAATTAATTATTATAAAACCGCTTAATTTCAGGGCTAAATTTAATCTCTCTTTTGGATTTAATAAATTCCATAATTTCTGCAACTTTATCTTCATTATTAAATAAGTCCATTAAACAAGTTTCTAAAAAACCTAATGTAATAGGAGCAGTTTGTTTGGATTGAGCAAATTTTAATCGTCCATCAGAAATTTTAATAGTAGAGGAAGAGAGATTATTAGTTTCCACAAAACTAAATATATTGTCACTAATTTCATTTTTTTTGTTTCTAATATCTTTAAGTTTTTCATTTAGAACTTTGGATTGGCTATCTAAATGAACCCATTCTTTAATTTCCGTTTGAAACTTTTCCATATATATATTTTAAACTTATATATCTAAATATTTAAACATATAAATTATTTAACGACGGTATCTTCTGGAAGATCGTTTTTTATGAGGTTTACCATGACCATGACCATGTCTTCGTTGAGTTCTTTTTTGGGCAGCAAAAAGTCCAAATGGAACAATAGCATTTCCTACTAAACTTCCTGCTTTTTTCGCTCTTTTACCTCGTGACTTTCTTCTTCTTTTACTCATTTTTCTCTTTCTTTTTCCTCCACTCATATACTGAGGGGTAGGCCATCCTCGTGCAGCTACTTGACAGCCAACATATTGAGGACCATCAGTGTAACTGCATCCGGATGCAGATGAACCTGAATTCATATTTTCCATTGCTCTCATACTTGTAGGTGCCATATTATAATATTAACATAGAAAATATTATAATTATGAATTGAAAATTTAACGACGACGACGAGATTTTTCAAATTTCTTTCCATTATGTTTTCTTCTTTGAGTTCTTTTTTGCCATGCAAAAAGACCAAATGGGACTAAAGCTTCTTTGATAACAGCTCCTAAACCACCCATTCCTCCTTTAGCAGCTCTAGATTTTGCCATAGAAGAACCCCCCATTTTAGCATCGCAATTAGAACCAGCTCTTTTAGATCTTCTTCTTCTGTGTTTTCTTCCCTTTGATCTTTTTCCACCTGATTGACCCATATGAGACATCATAGGGTGTGAGTTAGAATCAGAAGAAGAGGAATTTTGTGCATGTGCTTGCATTTGACTTCTTAAACCACCTGCCATTTATATTAAATCATTAGAAAATATTATTTCAAGTTTTTAAAATTACTACGCAATAATAAATAAAATATGCCTAAAATTAATAAAAAACTAATTATAACAAACATGAGAGATAAATAAATATATGGATATATTTCTTGAACAATTAAACTAACTAAAGGTTTAAATAATTCTTTTAATTGCAATTTTACATCTTCTCTTGTTAGAATTAATAAACATTGATCTATAAATTCTTGTTTCATTAAAATATTTATGTAAAATAAATATTTTTATTTAGCGTGTTATAATTAAATATATTTTATCTATATTCAACTATAATGGAACAGGAAATTCACTTTACAAATAAAGATTTTGATTTTTCGAAATTATCTTTGTCTCAGCCTATGGCTGTGCAAGGAGGTGCCTATTTTACTAAATTAAAATTTAATTCAGAGCCATTTTACATTCAAACTCCAAAATGTCTTACGAAACAAGGTATTAATGAAACATCCAAAAAAGCATATATGGATCTTATGTTTTCATCCGAAGACGAAGAAGTAATTGAATGGTTTGAAACTTTAGAGTCAACATTGGTTAACCTCATTTTTCAAAAAAAACATTTATGGTTTCAAGATGATATTGAATATGGTGACATTGAAAATTTTTTTAATCCAATTACTAGAGCTTATAAAGGTGGTAAATATCATTTAGTAAGAACTACAATTGGAAAAAATAAGACTTCAAACCAGTATAGTTGTGGTGTATATGATGAGAATGAAAATGTATTACCAATAACAGATATAAAAGAAACAAATTTAATAATTCCTATATTGGAAGTAATAGGAATAAAATTTTCAGCTAGAAATTTTCAATTAGAATTAGTAGGAAAACAAATAATGGTATTAAATAATAAACCATTATTTAATTCATGTTTAATAAAAAGAAATAATAATTCAACAAATATGAATAAAGAAAATAGTTTAGTAGTAAATGAACCTATTTTAGAAAAAAAAGAGGAAACTACTTCGGAACCAGTAAAAGAGGAAATAGTTTTAGAGGAAAAAGATACTAAAGAAAATAATAATATAATAGAAGAATTATTGAAAGAAGATGAAGATGATGAAAAAGATGAAGTTTTAGAAGAAAGCTCAACACAAGGAGATAATGAAGAAATTAATTTAGAAGAAATGGATAATAAAGAAGATAATTTAGAAATACAAAATTCAAATGATTTAGAAGATATATCAGATAATATTACTGCAAATTCAAAAGAGGCAATTACACTAAAAAATCCAAATGAAGTCTACATGGAAATTTACAAAATAGCAAAACAAAAGGCAAAACAACATAAAAAAGCTGCAATTTCAGCTTATTTAGAGGCTAAAAAAATAAAAAATACTTATCTTTTAGAAGATTTGGATAATAGTGATGATTCATCTGAAGAGGAGGTAGATAGCGATACTGAAAGTATAAAAAAAGAAATTGATGAATTAATAGAGGAACTTAATTAATTTAGAAAATTTAGAACATTTAATAAAATATGTTTTTAATTATGAAAAAATATTTTATCCCTTATTTTATATAATGACAGACTTGATGAAATCTCTTAAGAAACTAAAAGTTGAACATGTCGTACTTTTTGTTGTCGGTGCTTTATTTTTACTTTTCCTCATTAATTCTTATAGTAATAACAAATCAATGGGAGGATCTGAACAAATGAGCTCTAGAAGAACTCAAGAAATGTATAGTAATGCTCAACAATCTGCAGGAGTCCAACCTTCTCAACCTTTAGGTCAAAATGAAACTTATGCTTCTGCAACTGGTATGAATACTTCTACTCAAGGACTTCCTCCTTCATGTTCTAGACAACCTGTTGCTGATCCTTCTGAATTACTTCCTAAGGATACCAATAGTCAATGGGCTCAATTAAATCCTACTGGAAGTGGTGATTTGCAAAATGTAAATCTTTTGAGATCTGGATACCATATTGGTATTGATACTGTAGGTAATACTTTAAGAAATGCTAACTTACAACTTCGTTCTGAACCTGCCAATCCTCAAGTTAATGTAGGTCCTTGGAATAATACAACTATTTCTCCTGATACCATGAGAGTTCCTCTTGAAATCGGACAAGGTGGTCAATAAATAAATTAATATATTTTATATTATAATAATTTATTATAGATGAAATTAAAATTAAACATGTTTGGACTAATAATCATTTTATTTATTATTTTAATTGGCTTAAAACTTTATTATGAATCAGATGTTTTTAATTTAAGATGTATAGTATCTACTGCTGATGGAAAAAAATATTGTGTAAGGGAGAGAAATAATATTGAAAAAGCATCTAATCTTTTGGCTCAAACTACAGATAAACTAAAATATTTAGTTGAAAACATGAATGCTAGATATAGCAATCGAAAAAATATTCAAAGATTAGTAGAAAATTTCAATCCTACAACAATTAAAGAAACTTTACCTACTAGTGAATATACTGCCTATAGTGAAAACAAAGGAGAGAAATTGGCTTTTTGTTTAAATAAAAATAAAAAAAATAATGAAAATTTAATAGATCAAAATACTTTAATGTTTGTTGCTATACATGAGATAGCTCACATAATGACTTTATCAGTAGGACATACTGAAGAGTTTTGGCAAAATTTTAAGTTTTTATTGGAAAATGCTGTTGAATTAGGTATTTATGAACCAATCGATTATAAAAAAAATCCTAAAAATTATTGTGGTATGACTATTTCAGATAACCCTTATTATGATTTATAATATTAATTTTAATTTCTCTCTTACAGTTTGTTTTTCATTTCCATCTTTATCTTTTATTGTGAAATAAACATTAGGATAATCTTCAAAATGTATCACTTCTACTGTCCAAATATTATAGTCATATTTTACTTTCATTCCTTTCTTTATTCTATGAAATATTATCATATATACCTCTTTTCCTGATTCTGTCTTTTCATTTAATAATTGATATTTTGTTTGAAAATAATTTGATGGTATGGATGGCATAAATACATCACAATCATATTTTTCATTTAAAAATGTTAAATGTAATCTATCTATTAAATTTAATTCTAAAAATTGTTTTAAAATCTGCTCTCCACCTATTACCCATGATTGTTCATAATTTCTTTCTCTTATATAATTTAATATATCATTAATATTTGAGAAACTCTTAATTATATTATTTCCATTTTTGTATTCCACATTAATATTTTTTGATAATATTAAATGGTCTCTGTCTTTTAAAAATTTTATACTTTCCCATGTTTTTCTACCCATTATTATACAATTATTTCCTTCTCCTTTTGTTAACTTTTTAAATCTAATTAAATCTTCTTTTAAGTTCCATGGTAATTTATTTCCCTTACCAATTCCTTTATTAATACAACAAGCCATTATTCCATAAATTGGCATTAGATATATATAAAATAATATTTTGATTTTATATATAAATGAGTGATATTTATAAAGTATGTGAATTAAATGATAGTAACAATATTTCTAAAATTACAGTATTTTTCGGCGAATCAGATTTAGATGTTCAAAAACTTTTTTTAGAAAATCCAAGTAATTCTATTTTTGAAAATGTATTTAGTAAATCTGAACTAGAAAATATTTCCTCCAATCAAATACCTGTGGAATTTACAACTCAATCTATATATTCTGATGATACTATTCAAAATATTAAAAAAAAAATTATCAATTCTTTATCCAGTTCTATTGCATTTGAAGAAATTTATCTTTTTGCCAAACAAATTCAAAATTTTAATAATATTTCTACTTTTGACTATTTAACTCATAATAATTATTTTTCAATTACTCAAGATATTTTATTCCAATTCTTGGCAAATATTAATGATTTTAATATTGAAGGTATTACTTTTAAAGAGAAATATGATTTTAATGACATTATTGATCTTAATATTCCAGAAAAAGTCTTAATTGATATTCCTCTCGGTCAACATATTATTTCCGGCAAAGACTCATTTAATTATACTGTTAACCCTTTTAGATTAATAGCGTTTACCAAAGTTTTACTTTCATATAGCTCTAATTTAATTAGTACTAGTAACAAAGAATTATTATTATCTAGTGGATTTATTTATGAAAATAATATTTTTTTGTGTAGAGCAAAGGATATTTTAAAGAATGCTGTTTCCAAAAATTTATCAGAAAAGATTAGCACTAGTCTTTATTTACCATACTTAGAAGAAAAAGGTATTGATGATTTAAAAAAACTAGAAGAAGAAAGTTTTACATTATTAGAAGGTAATAAAAAACTAATTAATTCCAAGTTTATTAAACAGTCTGAAAATATTTCATTGTTTTATAATATTTATAAATCACGAAAATCGGAATTAGCTTATATTGAACAAGGTATTAAAAGAATAGATTTTATTATTAAACAACCATTTGAATTTAATTTACCTTTAGATGTAGTGTTTAAACTTATTCATGCTACCAAATTGATTCCATTTATTAAATTTAATCCATCTAAAAAAAAGGAAAATATATATCGATTGTATTGTAATAAGATTTCCAAAAATGATAAAAAAATTCCATATTTACCAAAATCTCAAATATTCAAATTAATGAAAACAATTAGAGGATCTAAAAAAGTATCCTGTTATTTAGAGTTTCCTTTTGAAAAGTCCGTTCTTCCTATTATCCTTGAATTTGATTCTAATGCCAATATATTTATTTCTTTAGACTTGAAAAATCCTGTTTCTATTCCCTCATTGGATAAAATTTTTAATGACGCTGTTAACCCTGTAATTAAAATCATTCAAGATTATATCGCTAATAGTGGATATAAGATTGTTTCATATTCTAATTTATATGATGCTAATGTAGATATTTTAAAAATTGATTATTTATCTTATATTAATATTGAAAAAAATATTAACTTGAATTCAATTATAGGTTGTGTATCTAGTGTATTTAATATTTTAGTTGGTGAACTCCAAAAAGGTATTGTTTTACGATACAAAAGAGTTTCTAATTTTAATGAGATGGAAAGCACCGATGCATTTATAGTTGAATTATTAAATAGAGCAAATGATGATGAAGATATTGTTGAAGCTGTAATAGATAATTTTCAATTATCGGAAACAGAGGCAAAATTAAAAATAGCAGAATTATTAAATAGTTTACAAGTCGTTCAAAATCTTGGAAAAAAATCATTAAAAATTAAAAATAATCCTGGTTTTCTAACAAAAATTACACAAGACCAATTTAAACAAAATATTATGATTGAGATGGAAAATATTAATGATATTTTTTATTTAAATATAATACCGATTTATTTAGATTCTATCATTCGTATTACTCAACTACCTGAATCTAGTGGTATACCCATTTCTACTATTGATACCTTATGTAAAGTAAAAGATGTAGAAGATGAAGATGATTTTGAAGAAATTATTGCTCCTGCAGAACAACCAATAGCAAATAATATTCCTATAGGAATAGTGGCTCAAGATTTAACTTTTGGAAAAGCAGCTGAAAAAAGCAAGGATAAAACTGTTAATGTGATGGATTTCTTATTTGAAGATGATGACGATGAGGATGAAGATGAAGACGATGAAGACGATGGAATTGAAGTTGAATTACCCGAAGAAGAAATAATGAAAGGTGGTGAAGACTCTGATGATGAAGGTATTGAGGTTAATTTAGATTCTGATTCTGATGATGAAGGGGTTGATGTAGATGAAGATTCTGATGATGAAGGTGTTGATGTAGATTTAGATGATGATGGTGAAGGGGTGGATGTAGATTTAGATGATGATGATGATGAGGGTGTTGATGTAGATTTAGATTCTGAAGATGATGAAGGTGAAGGTGTTGATGTAGATTTAGATTCTGAAGATGATGAAGGTGTTGATGTAGATTTAGATGATGATGGTGAAGGTGTTGATGTAGATTTAGATGATGATGGTGAAGGTGTTGATGTAGATTTAGATGATGATGGTGAAGGTGTTGATGTAGATTTAGATGATGATGGTGAAGGTGTTGATGTAGAGTTAAAAGAAAAGACACCAAGTCCAGTTAAAGAAAAGACACCAAGTCCAGTTAAAGAAAAGACACCAAGTCCAGTTAAAGAAAAGACACCTAGTCCAGTTAAAGAAAAGACACCAAGTCCAGTTAAAGAAAAGACACCAAGCCCAGTCAAAGAAAGAATAACAATAAAGAAAAAAAGTAAAAAATTAAAATTGCAAGACGAGGAAAAAATAGAAAGTGATATAACAGGAATGAAAATTGCTGATCCTAATCCATTTTTTAGAGCAATGTATAATAAGGATCCAGTTTTATTTTTGACAGAATCAGATGGTAAATATAATTCCTATTCTAGGGCTTGTCCTTGGAATAAAAGAAGACAACCAGTTATATTAACCGATAAAGAAAAAGAACAAATAGATAGGGAACATCCTGGATCATATGAACATGCAATTAAATATGGTTCAACACCAGATAAACAATTTTGGTATATTTGTCCAAGATATTGGGATTTAAAAAGAAATGTTAGTTTAACAGAAGAAGAAGTAAAGTCAGGCAAATATGGCAATGTAATTCCTGAGATGGTTAACGGTAAACCAACTAAAACGGTGCCACCAGGGACAAATATTTTTGAATTCAAAGGAAAAGAACACGAAGATAAAGAAGGAAAATATACAGTTCATAATCCAGGTTTTTTAAAATCAGATGCTCATCCCGATGGTTTATGTGTCCCATGTTGTTTTAAAAATTGGGATAAAGATGCTCAAATAAAAAGAAGAGAACAATGTTTAAAGGAAGACAAGAAAAAAATAATAAAAAGTTCAGATATTAAATCAAAAGAAAAAGCACCAGGACAATTAGATGAATATATAAAAGGTCCTGATAAATTTCCTTTAGAGCAAATGAGATTTGGATATTTACCATTTATATTACAAACATTTATAGGAACAGATAATAAATTATGCCAAATAAGTGCTACAAATACAAATCTGAAAAAAGATTATCCATGTTATTTAAGAATAGGAGTAGAAAATAGCAAAAACAAGTCATTTCTAGCTGTAATTTCAGATATATATAGCGTTTTTAATAAAGATAAAGTATTGGATATAAATGAATTTTCAAAAAAATTAGTATCGATAATAACATTGGATATATTTGTAGAAGTTCAAAATGGAGATTTAATAAATTTATTTAAAAACATAGATAATGAAATAAATTTAGATGAAATCACAGAGGAGAATATAATAAATTCAAAATTATATAAAAAGTTTATAGAAAAAAATAAAACACAGTTAATTGGTATTATTGGAGCCTATATGAATTTTAAAAACTATTTATTATCCGAAAATTCTGTAATCAATTATGAATATTTATGGGATATAATTTGTATGAAAAATGAAAATTTATTTCCTAATGGAATTAACTTAATAATATTAGACTTACCTCAAGATGATATTACATCTAATATAAGTATAATATGTCCATCAAATTTTTATTCAATAAACAAGTTTGATGCAGAAAAAGACACAGCTATAATAATTAAAAAGTATGAATATTATGAACCAATTAATATTGTTATTGATAAAAGTAAATCAACAGGCACAAGTTATAGAACAACCAAATTATTTAATAAAAAAATAATGAATTCAATTCCAAATTTGGTAAATTTAAAAAATACTGTAATTGATATTTATAATTCAATGTGCTCCCCATTACCAAGTGTATTAAATATAGCAAATAAATATAATTTCAAAACTTTCAAATTTAAGAGAAATAAAGTAGTAAGAGAGATAATTGACATATTAGAAAAATATAAATTACCTATTTTATATTTAGTTTTAAATTATGATAATAAAGTGATTGGGATTATAACAGAGATAAATTCAGTAAGAGGGTTTATTCCATCATTTCCATCAGAAATATTAGACTATCCTCTCATTAATTTTGAGGATGAAGAAATGAATTTAAAAAATTTTGAAAATACGATACAGTTTTTAAATCAAATAAAAAAAACTACTAATAATGAAATATTATGTCAACCAGTTGTTAAAGTGTTAGAGGATAAATTAATTGTTGGGTTGTTAACTGAAACAAATCAATTTATTGAATTAATAGAACCAGAACAAAATACAGATATAACAATTAAAGAAACGATTGATGAAGAGAATTTTTATAGTGTAAATAAAAATACACAACTTTCTAATGAAATAGATGAAGAAAGAATAATATTTGTGAAGAAAATTCAAATAGAAACAGAATTATATAACAAATTTAGAAATAAATTAAAATATTTATTAAGTAATTATGATAATAAAAAAGAAAGAGAAGTAATAGAGTCATTATCAAATACAAAATTTATGTTATATTATAATCAATTAGAACAATTAATAAGAGAGATAAAAAAATTAATGAATAAACAAGTAGAATTTGTAAATAGCAGTGATTTAAAATTATTTGAAAAAGATAGTTCGGTAAGTGAATTATTATATATACCCAAAAATAATTTAATGAATAACTTAGATAACGAGGAAATCTATTATAGTAAAATAGCAGATGAGTTAATTCGTTATAATAGAATTAAAATGTTTATGTTTGAACCAAAGGTTTTCTTATCGTTTTCTGATATAAAATATAACTTAAAAGAAGATGAAATAATATTATTGCAATCTTTATTAACTCAAGATTATTTTGATGATTTAGTTCCCAGACAAGAAAGTAAATATATTACAAATAATACATACGATACAGCTGAACCTAATCAAAGTATAAATTATACAAATGAATATGTAAAATCAAGTGAAGAAAAAGTAGAGACTAAAGAAAAATTGAAAGAGGTTTTAGGAGCACAAGATAAAATATTAAACTTATCCATTTTGACATGTAAATATGAAATAAAAGATGTATATTCAAAGTTACTAATGAAATTTAGAGGAGGATATAAAGAAATAATATTTGGTAGCGAAAATATGGCATGTTCTTTTGATGTGGCATTAGCAATTATAAATAATTTTTTACCAAGTATGAATATAAATATAGGTATTATAAAAACAATATTAATAGAAGAATATAACAAATTAATGATTATTAATAAAAAGAAATTAATTTCGATAATATCTTATTATGGGAAAGTTGGAGATGATAAGAAAATAGATGTAGGAGCATTAAATATTGAAAATATGATAAAAGATAATGATTATGCCTTGTCTATTTTCGATCTATTAATTTTGGCTAATAATCTTCAATTTCCTTTAGCATTAATAACACCAAAAATATTCAAAGAAAATAAAAAAGAATATATCGTTTTAAATATTAATAAGGGGGAAACATATATAGTTAGAACCCCAATATTTAATAAATATAGAAGAACTGTTCCCAAATACAAACTAATAATTAATAAATCAAAAGAAGCATTAATAGAAATTAAAAATATACCAAATGAAAAAATACAAAATGAGTTTCTGACCCAAAAAAATGAGTTTCTATCATTATTTGAAAATTTTGAAGTTGGAGAAGAAGAAATACAAAAAGGTGGAAATAATAAAAAATTAAAACATAAAATTAAATTAAATAATAGACAATAATCATTTTTAATATTTATTAATATTAATAATGATTAAAAAAATATTTTATTTATTTTTGATAATTTATATAATATTATGGATTTTATGGTGGTTTCGACTTAATGAGGTTGATAAAATAGTATTAAAAGATATAATGTATAGTTTATTATTTAAAGACGGACTTAAAATATTTAATACCGTGGTTCCTACTGTTAATTTTTTAAACCCATATGAATCTATAATTGGATCTTTAAGTGAAATATATCAAATTATAATGTTACCGTTTACAAGTGCGGATAGCATTGCAATTAATTCAGAGGGCGGAATGTATGTTTTAGCTCAAGTAATGAATGATCCAGAACCAGCAATTAATATGACGGATAAAGTATGGTTGTATAATTTTTTCAATAATAATAGAATTCTTACACCAAAAATATATTATTATAGTCAAAATAATAAAATTGAAAAAATGAATAGTATGCCTGATAATATAGATGTAATTGTTAAACCTATTAATGGAATAAGAGGACTACATGTTAAAAAGATGTCTAGTAAAAATGCATTAGCCTATATAAAAGAAAACAATAATATGATGATACAAGAATTAATCAGAGATTATAGCGGAAAAGTTAGACATTTTAGATTTGTTACTACATCTACAGGAGATATATTTTTGATTACTTCTTATACATTACCTAGTAATAAAAAGGGAATAGCATCTAATCATGCTTCAGGAGGAATAATTAATAATTGTTTTAATGGTGATTGTATTGAAGGAAATAATAAATTTGCATTAAATAATATGGGTAAACAATTGCAAGATTTACATACTCATAGTGAATTTGTAAAATATTATTCAATAGGTTGGGATATAATTATATCTACAAACAACCATGGTTTTCCAACAGCATATTGTTTGGAGGGAAATATTCCACATGGAAGTTCGTGTTTTACAGATTTTATATCTAATGACTTGATGAATAAATACCGGGAAGGATTTATAAAAGAATATAAAAACTAACTTATACTTCCAGATTCACTTTCACTATCATCAACATAAGTGCCATCACTTAAATTATCATCGCTAGAACTTTCATCAATTTGTAAATTAGAAAAATTATGTATTAACTCTTCTTCCTCTTCTTCTTGATCCATAGTTTCAAATTGATTGATAGTATGTTGTGGATTACCAGATAAATCATTTAAATTGGATAACAAATCGAAATACTGGGAAAGTGACATTTGTAAAATAGCGGATGATGAATTATCAGAACATAAACAATTATTATTATTACCAAATTGAATATTATCTAAAATTGGTTTAAATTCAGTTTGAATTATATGTTTTTGCTGTTCACTAAAAACAACTGATTTAATAAATTCACTTAATCCCTTTATAGAGAAAGAAGAGTGATATGTAGTTCCATCGGATTCAAATAAAGGAAATAAGGAATAATTTTCATCGACAGTAGGATTATAATCTATAAAAAAAGATTTATGAGTTAAAGAAATCATATCTTTTGTGGGAATATAAACAGAGGTAAAAAAGATATTGTTATATTTATATTTTAATTCACTAATGCAATATAATTTTTTGATATATAATGAAACAATTCTTCGTCCAAATAAAGGTTGATTTTTTTTAAATTGTTTTAATTTTTTTTTCAAAAGTCCTTTGTTTTTTATTCTAATATCAGATTCATAGGAAAATTTTGACAATAAAAATAGTTTAATATATTTTTCAAAGATAGGTAATAAGTTTTCTTTTGGAAATAAAGGGTCAATACTAATATTATCAATATTAACAACTAAATTATTATAAAAAGTAAGCATTTTGGTAATATAATTAATTTTTTTATTAGTATCGAAATTTTTATAATTATTAATAATGTATTGTTTAATAATCAATTGATTTTCGTCTTTAAATTTCTTTAAGCAAAATGATGATTGAAAAAATCTAAGAAATAAAATAGGCATTTCAATGGAAGAATATTTAATAAAAAAATAAATATTATATAAATTGGATAATGTAAAGGAAGAATTATTCCATGGATTTTTAATAAGTTTAGGTTCAGCAAAAAAATTACATTCAAATGATAAAGAATTACAAATTATTTTTATTAAATCAAAAATATTAAATAGATTTTTATTATTATTTTGTATTAATACCAAGTTATATTTATTATTTTCAATTAATTCGTTAAAATTCAAATCAATTTGTTGGCCTTTATATTTTTTAAATTTATAAATAAATAAATTTTTAAATTTATATAATGCCATATATCGCTTTTGGGTTTTATGAAATAAATCTATTATAATTTCTTTATTGAAATTGTCTATTTTGGAATTAAAATAAAAGTTTTCAAAAATAAAAAATTTATATTTTATTTGTTTTTTCCATGTAAGATTAGAATATTTTGACATAAATGATGTATTAGAAAAATAGTGGAAAAATGTAAATAGAGAAGAATTTTTTTTATTTATGTTTACTGTTTCAAAAATAGTATTAAATAAATTCATTTAATTATTATTAAAGATATTTATTTAAATTAATTTAAACAACATAAAAAATATATATTTATAAATTTTTAATTATATATTTTTACTTAGAAATCTAATTCATAATCATCATCTTGACCTAAATCTGTTGCTTCTATATTAATTGCATTATTTTCAATAGTTAGATTTGCAATACTACAATTTGTAGTTTCTTTAGTTCCTTCAAAGAATCCATCTATAATTTCATCTGAATCTTCTTCATTAAATTCAGGAACCTCTTGGTTAGTCATAGCATTAATATCAAGCATAACCTGGAAAGCAGAAGTGCCAAAATATCCTTGTTGTCCACACATGACATTAGCAGAGACTCCACGCATAGCATCTAGTTCAGCATGTCTTGCTGCTTTTAAGAACATTTCAGGTGTCTCTTCAAATGAAGCTTTTGCAATTGGACCAATATTATCATTATTAATACCATGTCTGAAAATAGATATTGGTTTACTACTGTAACACATTCTATCACATAACATACTAAGATGATGATAATTAATGTATGTGCCATCAAATTCAATAACTTCTGTTAATTCAGCAAATATAGCTTCACGAGCAGCTTCAATTCCAAAAACTCTATAAACTTCTTGAATATCATTACTAATAGTGCGTGATACATCAATATTATCTAGAGCTAAAACTTCCAGTAGATTGGTTCCAACAGTATCTAAAACCCAAGCTTCTTTTTTATTGAACTTGCCATCTTCTTTTACAACAGAATCGGTAATTTTACGCAAAACAACTTTAGAAATATTTTTGACACCACTTAGGATAATATTATTAAGCAAGTTATCTTGGAAATTTTTCAATAAATAGATTTCATCTGATTGATCCAGTGAATTTACCTTGGACATTTTCTTTTTATTAGCTAATACATTATTCAATCTTAATCTAAAAATTAATTTGTCAGAATTATAATCACTATAAACACAATGAACTTCGTCTTCAAAAGCATTGCTAATTGCAAAATTAATTTCATCCATAGTAATATTTTTATCTAACATTGATTCTTTATCCATTTCCATGCGAATAATCCACTTAGATTTTTCTTTGCTATCTCCACTACTACCTATACAATCATCCATCATATTTTCAAATTCATAATATTGTGTTAAAGCATCAACATCTTCCTCAATAAGACTATTAAGATCATCTGGATCAAAACAAATTTCAATGGAGCTAACAATTTCTTGTAACTTAGTATGTTCTATTTCAGGAATCATATTCTGTGCTTCCAATCTACTATTTTCTAGATCTTTTGGTAAATAGATGGTTACAGATGGATTTTTAGGATTTTCAGATAAAGATAAAATTTCTTCAATCCTAGGAACACCACGAGTAACATTTGATTTAGATGCTACACCTGCAAAATGGAATGTATTAAGAGTCATCTGTGTAGTAGGTTCACCAATAGATTGTGCAGCAATCATTCCTACCATTTCTCCAGGAGCAACTATAGCATTTTTATAAATACTTACTATAGTATCCAACAATACTTCAATTGACTTACGATTAAATCGTTTAACTAATAAAAGCTCTTTAGGAGACAAATAATAATAATACATAACTTTAAATAATTCAGTAGGAGGTGCATAATAAATGTTTTCAAGTTTTTTATACATAGTTTCTAGTAATTGATATGTTTCTAATGGAGTAATATCAACCATAGAATTTTTATTAATGTTTTGTAGACCTTGAACATTATTAATAATATGTTTAAAAGAAACTGGTATTTTTATTTTATTATTATCAGTATAACCAAATATATTTTTAACAATTTCGTCTCTTTTTTCAATCATATATTCAATGTATTTTTGACTCAAATCTATTAATTGTTGTTTTTGTTTCTTCATGCGATTGGATGCTCCTTTGGTATATGGAGTGGAAAATAAACTATTAGCTTCATTTTCATTTGGCATATGGAAGTGACCATATATTTCTTCCAAACTCATACTAACTAAAGGTAAATTTTGGTCCTCGACACGAACAGTATCAATTCCATCATCACCATAATTAAATTGCACAACTTTCTGTTTATTATTTCGAACTGTCATATCATATTCTACTTTTAAGTCTTCAAGACCTTTAATTAATCTTCTTTGAATATATCCTGTTTGTGATGTTTTAACAGCTGTATCTATCAAACCTACACGACCACCCATAGCATGAAAGAATAGTTCTTCGGGAGATAATCCAGAAATAAATGAACTTTCTACAAAACCTCTTGCTGTAGGTGAATCATCATATTTCGTATAATGAGGTAGTGTTCTATTTTCAAAACCATATGGAATTCTTTTTCCATCAACAGTTTGTTGACCTAAACAAGAAATCATTTGTGAAATATTAATATCACCTCCTTTTGAACCAGCATTGACCATAATAACAAAACGATTTCCTTTATCTAAGCTCTTACGACCAATTTTTCCTGCTTCAGATGTAGCATTATTTAATACACTTGTTACTTGGGTTTCAAATTCTTGTTCGTTCGTTTTTCCTGTTTTATTTTCAAAAATACCAAGATGAGTTTGATCAATTAAATTTTTAACTTCTTGTTTTTTCTTAGTAATAGTTTGAGCAATTTTTTCGTTTGTAGATTTATCTGCAATTAAATCACTAATACCAACACTAAAAGCACTTGTTTTCATATATTCTGTGATAACATTCTGTAAATCATCAACAAAATTGGCAGAAGCCATATTTCCAAAATAATTACAAATTCTCTGTAATAAACCATTACTTCCACCTAACACTCCCTTTTCCATTTGTCCTCTTTCATATTTACCTCCTACTATTTCAATAACATGATTAGATTTTTTAAAATCTTCACCACTATCAGCAAAATATTTATTACCATATTTCATTGTCAATGGAGGCATAATCTGTGTCAAAATATCAAAATTACTAATTTCTTTTTTATCTTTTAATGTATCTGTATTTATTTTATTAAAAGACATTAGTAAATTCATAGCTTGTAATTGATTAAATTTAATATCTGGTCTTGTAAAACGATAAGCACCTAACATTGAATCTTGGAAAATTCCAATAATCGATGAATTATTTGCTGGACTTACTATCTGATAAGGGACTGCTGCCAATCCTTTTAATTCTGCTTCAGATTCTTCATCTTGAGGCATATGTAAATTCATTTCATCACCATCAAAATCAGCATTATAAGGTTTAGTATCAGCTACATTCATACGAAATGTATCACCTTTATGCATAATTACTGCAATATGACACATCATACTCATTCTATGTAGGGTAGGTTGACGATTAAACAATACACCATCCCCATCCATCATATGACGATGCACAATATCACCATTTTCAAGTTGAATATTTAATCTATCAGCATAACGGAGTGTAATTTGTTCTCCATTTTTTTTCTCAAGAATCTTTGCTCCTGGCCATTCATCTGGTCCATTTCTTACTAATCTTAAAAGAAATTTCTTATTATTTTTATTTACTGTTACAGGTTTGGTAATATTTTTAGCAACTTTTAAAGGAATACCCAATTCTCTAATAGATAAATTTGGATCAGGTGTAATGACAGAACGAGCTGAAAAATCTACACGCTTTCCCATAAGATTTCCTCTTACACGACCACCTTTTCCATTTAATCTCTCTTTAATAGATTTCAAAGGACGACCAGAACGCTGAGCTACTGAAGCTACACCAGGAATTTTATTATCTACTTGTGTTGCAACATAATATTGTAAAACGGTATGCCAATCATCGATAATATTAGAACTTGCATTTTCTTGTAATTTTTCTTGAAGAGTTTTATTAGCCTTGATAATATTTACTAAAATATGACTAATATCATCTTCACTTCTTTGTTGTCCATCCATTTTAATAGATGGTCTTACTGCTGGTGGGGGAACTGCTAATACTTGACAAATCATCCAATCTGGTCTAGAAAATACAGGACTAAAGCCCATAAAATTTACATCATCGTCGGAAATTCTTCTAAAAATTTTTAATACAATCTCAGGGGTTAATTTCATATTTAACTTATCTTTATCATCTTCACCTAGACCATTAATATTATCCCATTCAGCAAATAGAGTAGCTAAACCTTCTTTCTTAATTTTCTTAGGTTGTAAACATCCACATCCATCGCTAATTTCATCACCACAACGAGTAATGTTACTAGCACTTGCTAACTTAAAAACATAATTCCATCGATCTTCGGAATTCATTTTTAAAGCTTGTTTATGGGATTCTTTTGATATTTTTAATTTACTACATTTAATACAAACACATCTTAATATTTTCATTATAGTATTTAAATATTGAATGTAAAATACGGGTCTGGCTAATTCTATATGTCCAAAATAACCAGGTGTCTCCATGTAATCTAATCCATCAGTTGGACAAATTAATCCAGGTTCTAAAACACCCATTCTAGGATCAAATAATCCTCCAATTACCGGTTTATTATTTATATATGTGTCTCTAGATGTAATCTCGGCTACAGAACCCTTACGAATTTCATCTGGACTCAATATACTAAATTGAATACCTATAATTTTTGAACTTTGTTTTTTAGGAATCGTTTCTCGGGATTTAGTTGCCATGCTTCCTTATAATATTATATTATATTTAACTTGTTTTTTTTCATCAATTTTTATTTTTAATATATTTATTAAAAAAATTGAACTAACAATTTAAATATTAATTAAAGATATATTATACAATGGTTCAGACAAAGGACAAATCAACTAAATCTCCTAAAAAAGTTATGGAAACTCGCTCCAAAAAAGATAATAAACGCTTGAAGAAAAATAATGATTCTGACAGCAGTGATAATGATGATGATATGAGTACTCATAGTGATTCTGAAAGTGAGGAAGAAATGGATATGCAAGAGTATAGAAAGTTTGTTCAAAAAATATTTCCTTCAAAATATCTTAAAAATAAAATCAAACAAGGTGAGAAAGATACAGACAAAAATAATAAAGTTAAAACAAAAACAAAAAAATCTAAGGTCGCTGATGAAGAAGAATCTGAAAAACCTAAATCTAAAAAAAACAAAAAATCAAAAGTAAAAGTTATAGAAGAATCCGAAGAAGAAGAAGAAGAAGATGATGATGAAAGTGAATATGAAACTGTTGATGAAGAGGAAAGTGATGATGAAGAAATTATTGCAGGAAAAAAGGGAATCAATATCATATTTACTATTGGTGACCCTTTAAGAGATGAAGATGATAGTGAATTTGATGATGAAGATGATAGTGATTATTTGGATGAAGATGAAGATGAAGAAGAGGAAGAAGAAGAGGAAGATGAGGAAGAAGAAGAAGATGAAGAAGAAGAGGATGATGAAGAGAAACCAAAGAAAAAGAAAAATAAAGAAGAAGATCTAGAAAAACAACAGGAAACTATTAATGAAGTAAGAAAAACATTTGAGACTATTTTAGAAAAGGATAAATCCAATAAAATAGCTATAGATGGATTAAAAGAATTAGAAAAAAAAGAGAAGGCATTAAAAAAATCCCAAGAAAAGAAACTAAAGGGAACAAAATTAAAGAATGTAAAAAAATTTAAAAATTTAATTAACAAGAAGTCTCTTATGAATGATTACAAATATTTTAAAGATAAATTATCTGTCGAAGAGCAAGAAAAAATTATAAATGAAGTCGAAGAGTTGAATAAATATAGTATTGTCCAAAAGCCATATAGATTGACTCTTTTAGAATCAACTATTCCTACAAATCTCAAATCAATTGCTCTTAATAAAATTGCTTCTTTGAGATATATGGATCCTGGTAATGGAGAATATTATAAAATTAAAACTTGGGTTGATACTTTCATGCAAATCCCATTTAATAATTATAAATCCTTACCTATTACTATTGACAATGGTGTAGAAGAATGCCAATCTTACATGGAAAAATCAAAGTCTATGTTAGATGAAGCTGTTTATGGATTAAATGATGCAAAAATGCAAATTATGCAGCTTATTGGTCAATGGATTTCTAATCCAAAAGCAGTAGGAACGGCTATTGCTATTAAAGGTCCTATGGGAACTGGTAAAACCACGCTAGTTAAAGAAGGAATAAGTAAAATTCTAAACAGAGATTTTGCATTCATCGCTTTAGGTGGAGCTACAGATAGTAGTTTCTTAGAAGGTCATGGATATACATATGAAGGAAGCACATGGGGTAAAATTGTTGATATTCTAGTAAAGACAAAGTCAATGAATCCAGTTATTTATTTTGACGAGTTAGATAAAATCAGTGAAACTCCTAAGGGTGAGGAAATAGCTGGAATTTTAACACATCTTACAGATACATCACAAAATAGTGAATTTCATGATAAATATTTCTCTGAAATTGATTTTGACTTAAGCAAATGTTTATTTATCTTCAGTTACAATGATGAATCTAGAGTAAATCCTATTTTATTAGATAGAATGTATAAGATTCAAACACAAGGTTACGAAAAGAAAGATAAGAGAGTAATTAGTAAACAATATTTAATTCCTAAGATTAGAGAACAAGTTAATTTCAAAGAAGAAGATATTGTTATACCAGATGAAACAATTGATTATATAGTGGAAACTTATACAGAAAAGGAAAAAGGTGTAAGAAATTTGAAAAGATGTTTGGAAATCATTTATACCAAACTGAATCTATATAGATTAATGAAGCCTGATTCCAAATTATTTGAAAATGAAACAACCTTAAAAGTTGAATTTCCATTTACAGTAAAATCTGAAACTGTTAAAAAGTTAATCAAAAAGGAAGAAGCAAATATGAGTCTTGCTGGATTATATATCTAAAAATATATAAAGATTATTAGATACAAATATGAAATGAATAAAGAAGGACTTATTTATAGTAAAAAATTTTTTTTTATGGAAATGAAAAATACATTAATTAATTATAATTCACAAATAATTTCATTAATGAATGATAATAAAAATTTATCTATTTTTTATAATAGTTTTGATTTGATAGAAAAAAATTCGATGAAAGAAGAAAACACGAATTTTTTAAACTCATTAAAATCTAAAATAGACAATAATAAATATTTAATTTCTCTCATTGATGATTTTTTAAAGAATAATTGTAAACATGAAATAATTGAGGATTATATTGAAGGAGGACTTGAAAAAGAAATGATAAAAATTAAATATTGTAAACACTGTGAAATAAGTTTTTAATATTTAATTATAATATATAATGTGTTTTAGTTATGAAGTCAGTATTGGTACTTTTATAACTTCCTGGGGTATTTCGATTTATTTACTTAATAATAGAAATTTAAATTTTAAACAAAAACAGGATATTTATTTTTTAATGATTTTTTCCACTATGCAATTAGCTGATGCTATTTTATGGTTTATTAAAATGAAAAAAAATAATATTAATTATATAGTTACATCTTTTTTTATACCTTTAATATTAGCAGCTCAAATTATATTTAATTTATATTATCGTAATAATGGAAAATATTTACCATTAAATATTTTAGGAATATTTACTATAATTTATTTCTTTTTCAAATTTAATGGATATTCTACATCTTTATGTGATAATTACTTATCGTCACCTATATGGGGTTCAAGTGAAATAAAATTTTGGGAGATTTTTATTTTTGCTATATTAATTTTTTATCCTAATCTTGATAATTCCTTAATACTTTTTACTCTTTTTGTTTTTTTTCCTTTAATGTATTTTTTTATGGATGGTGCATATGGCTCTTTATGGTGTTTTTTTGCTAATATTATGGCATTTAAATATTTACTTACTTATTAATTAATATAAAAATTTTGAAATTCTTCCTTTCTTTGTGGAGAATCGTCTTTAAATTCTTCTTGTTCTACTTTTGCCATAATAGCATATATAGAGCGTCCATGTATTTTTGCAATTTTCTCAATAGGTAGATTTAATAATTCATATTCTCTCTGTAAGCGTAATATTTCTGGAGTGTTCCATCTTTTTCCGTTTCTTTTACACATTTTATTTAATTAAAAAATAATTTTTATATAGTTTAAAATTATTTTTTATTTAATATTCAGCAGGAGCCATTGTGCGATTTCCTCCGCGTTGATTAATATAGTTTACTTGCTCTTGAGTAATACAAGCACAACCAGTACTAGAAGTATATGTTGAAGGACAACATTCAGGTTTAAATTTATTATCAGCAAACATAAATAATTGTCCTTCAGGTAAAGGGACAGGGGTTCCAGAATATTTGTTATATTTGGATCTTTCTTCACTATAACCCATATTAGAGGCATATTGGTCAGCTTTGTTTTGCCAATTAGTAGCTTGACCTGCACCCATTTGCCAATCTACAGGAGCACCCATTATTGCCATTCCTTCTTGTAAACCAATTTTGCTACATGAACATAATAAATGGCCTCCTAATATGGCACCTACAATTAAACAAATAATAATTATTTCTAAGCGACATTGCATACCAAACAATTTCATTTCCATATTATATATATTTTAAATATAAAAATTATAATAATGCCTTAATTAAACTAATGTTTTCTAAATCTAAAAACTTATCAATACAACTGTTGTAATCATAGTATTTTATTCCATTTATATAAAATGTTTTTTTATCAGTTATTAAATTATATATTTTTTTAACTTTGATTGATTCTCCATACATATCTAATGTTGAATACATTCCTAAATCAGAATCACAAATATGAATATTTGGACCACATTTAATATTTTCATTATTTTCTAAACTATAATTTTTTATATCTAAATCATCTGCTTTAATTTCAACTATTCCTACTACTCTTTCACCATATTTTAAAACATCATTTACTTTTATGTCTTTAATTTTAACGCTATGACCATCAAACATTTCAATACTGGTATTTTCTTCAAAACCTCCGTCTAAATATTTATGAATATCACCTAAATTAAATGCTTTTGGTAAATATTTATCACATTTAGTTTTTATTTCATCTATTTCATTTTTATCTAATTCATCGTAATCTCCAAAAATAGTATTATTTATTTTTATAGTTTTATTTGATGTGTTAATACAATATACTTTTTCGCAATTGATATTTAATTGTTTACTTTCAGGATGACTTTTTACTTTTATCCATTCATTATTAAATAGAACTTTATGTTCACCTGTGCAAATTACTTCATCCAATTCATATAAATCATCTAAACAAGCCATTTCCATTATTGCAGTTACAATATTTTCATCTTCTAAAATCATTCCTACTTTCACATTTTTCATTTTTATTTTTTCTCCTGTATTTAAAATTAATATACTATCACCATCAAAACAAGAAGGAATTCCTGGCAAAGGATTTACAAATTGTTTTAAAATCATCATATCAATTATCCAAACCAAAAGCCCCATTACTAATATAACTATAAATAAAGCTAACAATGGTATCGCAAAAGGTAAACCTAACCCAAATGGAATTGCAAATAATACAATTATTATTGATGCTAAACCTAGTAATATAGCCGTTATTATTTGCACTATTCCTGTTACTGTTGCAATAATAGTATCATATGTTCCCAATAAAGTAAATATTCCTGCAGTCATTATCCCTTGTGTTTGATCAAACATATTTCTAATTTTCATTAGAATTGCTTGCAAAGGAATTAAAAAATTCAATGTTCTTCCCATAACTTCCGATGATACACTGGTTAATGATTGTCGTATACTATCAAATACTTTTCTTACAGCTTGTAATGCTTCACTTATCATATTCAATGTTTCAGTTATAACATTTACTAAATAATATAAAGGAGCCAAGAAAATGTTAATTATATCAGTTAATATGTTATAAATGCAATTATTAAAATTAGAGGCAGTAAATTCAAAAGCACTTTGATCCTCAGGTTTATTAATTATACCTGCAAATGGCATAACACTAGGATTACATCTTTGATTTAACCAATCGGCTTTTATAGGTTGTATATTATTCATTACATGATAATAGGAAATGGCAACAAAAAATACTAATATTAATATTATTGTTAACCATAATGAACCACCATATTTTTCTAAAAATCCTGCTTTTTCATATACTTTATTTATTACTTTAAATATAGAATCACTCATATATTTTATTTGTATAATAAATAAAATGAATTAAATTTTTAATTTTGACATAAATCTTACCATCGATCCTGGAGGCCCTGCCCATCCTGCTTCCATTGTCATTATTCCTCCTTGTAATATATACATCATTGTTACCACTGTGCCTATTGTTTTACCAACCATATCTTTCATTTTTATTAGTAAAAATTGAAATTGAGTTAAAATATTTAAAAATACTCCAAATATACTTTGAACAATACCCGTTATAAAATTTCTTAATACATTGAAAAATTCTCTAATAAATTGAATTGCTACCATAAATTCTCCTGTGATTCCATTTGTCACATTCATTAAATAATTCATTGGAGATAATAAATAACTCATATAGTCAGATTGCATAGTCTGAATGCAATAAGTAAAATTCTCACTAGCATCGTGACCAAATGTCCCTGCAAACGGCATTACCATTGGATTACATCTGTATTCTGGCCAATTATCTTCTATATTCTTTATTCCTACTGCTAAAATATTATAAAAATACATTCCCACAAATATTAAAATTATTAAAATAGCATAAGTAATATCACTTGACCTCATATTAATTTATATTGTTATTTTATTTTTTATTATTTGTTTTCTTTGTTTTTTTTGATTTTTTATTTTTTCTTTTTTTTGTTTGTTTTCTTTTTGTTTTTCTTTTTTTTGTTTGTTTTCTTTTTGTTCTTCGCTTTCTTCTTGATTTTCCTCCGCTCATACATGCCCATGTTTGATTTGGTCCTATTAAACCACTTCCATTACAACTTCCTCCTCCTCTTTGAGGATTACATGCTGAACTTTGACAATGAGGTGTTTTTGATGCATGTCCTATACAACTATCACAACTTGCATTTGCACTACTTTGTGTGCTTGTTGTATTTGCACCTACACTATTAGAATTTGCATCTTGTCCTGGTCCAGATACAGGAGGACCTGAACTTGGAAACGATGGAACTACAACAGTGTTACTACCTCCTCTATGTTTTCTTTTTTTTTTCTTAGATCCACCTGCTTTGTTTATAGATTGTTGTTGAGCAGTTTGATTATTCCTATATGTCATTGCATTACTTCTAGGAGAAGTTGCTCCATCTTGATATCCTACTTGTTGAAATGGAGTAACACCACTCTTTTCCGAACTTTGATGTGGCAAATTAGTAGTAGACATATATAAATATATTTAGAAAAAGTTTATACTTAAAATATTATTTATATTTACATTATAATGAATGATTTAGAAAGACTTAACCTACAGAAAATGATTCAAGCTAATGATGCTGAAAATAATACGCATTTGATTCGTAATCTTAAACACAGTAAACTCATCTTAGCTGATGTTGATGAATTATTAAAAATAAAAAAACAAAATCCTAGATTAGCTAAATCAAATCCGGATGTTTTTGATAAAATGTGTGTAAGTAAATGTCAATTTTTATTTAATAATTATACTGATATTTTTAATAAAGTTAAAAAAGATGAAATTGATTTAAATATTTTAGTTAGATTATTAAATGTTCTTCATTCAATTGAAGAAGGACAAGTAGACCAACATGAAGGTTCATTTGAAGTTGGTAAATTATTAAAACAAATTTACATTGATAGTGCTTTAAAGAAAGCGGATAAATTGGATGAAAAATATTCTGACAAAAAAGGAGAACGAAAAAAACCAGAGGAAAAAATTAGCTGGAAACAGTTTAAAGAGAGAAATAAATAAATATTATTTTAAAAAAATTTATTAAATTAATATTTATTTGAAGTGTTTATTTCTTTTAATAAAATCAAATTTTACTTTATTAGGTTCATTTATTTTTTTTACATTTTTATTATAATTATTAATA